CCCCGTCACCCCGTCACCTTCGAAGATTTCAATAGCGGCAGACGGTGACGGGTCAGGTGACGGGCAAACCCACCCATCACCCGATAGCGGTTTTTTTTTAACCACCCCGTCACCTTTTACCCGTCAGAGATCACTCACATAATCATATCATAAAACTATATACAAATCATGAACAACATAAAATGTATTCACAGGCCCCTAAAAGGAGGATGCACGCAGATCAACCATCGGTATGGCAGAATGTATGCGCGCTGCATCCAGGCAACCTGTCTCGGCAATCCTGCGAACGATAGCATGACGATAATATCAAGCGGAAGAATAAGAACAAGGAGAAATTATGAAAATAATAGATAAATGTAGACATAGCTATGGATCAGATGGAATTATGACGGACTGCTCTAAACTTCTTGATCCATGTAAAAGGGGCTGCAGAGGATTTGAGGCAAGAGCAATACCTAAAAACGAGGATGAAAGGGCACTTCAAGCGATGGAGTGGGAATGAAACTCAAAGAAGCTATCCAGCTCGCTAAGCGCAAGGCCGCCCAGGAACATGCCAGAAAATATTGGGAGAGATATTACCAGATAAATAAAGATAAAAATGATAGTATATAAATACTATATAATAACATGGTTAGAAATATGATAAACAGCACCGGAAACATGGGATAACTATATATACCATGCTAACCATGGATAGCAATGTTGCAATGCAACAAAAGGAGGACAAGAAAATGGAAGCATACGAAAAAATCCAGGAAATCTTGAGCACGGATGAACACGCTCAGGCAATGATGACGAGGCTAAATGAGGTTGCCAATACAGAAGGACTCACAAATGAACAATACCAGAATGGAAAAGTTTTAGTCTTTCTAATGGCAGTCCATGACAACCAGGAAGCATTCAAAACGCTTTCGGACAGTGTGTGGAAAAGGCTAAACCGGAGATAAACCAATCATAGTATATTTTTTTGGAGTCCAAAAATGAACCTCAACATTCACAACATAGACCCCGAGGCCCGGGGTCTTCTGTATCGCTTACAGGCAGAAAAGAACCTGCCGAACCTGGCAGAAACCATCAAGTTTCTCGTTAAGAATTATTATAAAAAGGAGAAATAAATATGACTGAAACAGAAATGAACAAAGAAATTGAACAGACATATGAAGAAATTATAAGCATCCTGAATAGAATCAATAGCAGGATAGGAAAATAAATATGTGTTGGAAATATGAATGGGCATACGCCATAAATCGTATGCAACATGCAATCAAGCATGTGGAAACGGCAAGGGATAAAATGATCTTCAGGAAAGAACGAAGTGACAACATGAAGATTATCGAGAAATATGGGCGCGCGGAACAGGAATGTAACGCGGTCATTGCTTCGCTGCAAGAGCAGCAGGCAAAAGCATTCAAGATGATCCACGAGTATGGTATCTCACATACATCGAAAAATCACACACCGGAGAGTCTGCCGAGAGTCTATAAACTCATGGGCGATTATCCTTTAAAACCAAAACCAGAGGAACAGGTATGAGTAAAAACATACCTGTAAAAGACCGCGTAGTCGCGCGGCTGGATAAACTCAAGGCGGCAGAAGGTGAGGATAATTATTCAGACCTGATCGAAACGATCCTGGATAAAGTCGAACCATTGTTGGAGGCTGATCGATGAAACACATCGCACATGATGTGGATCGAAGTCGCCAGCAGGTTATATCAGTATCAGGCGGCAAGGACAGTACAGCGACCTTGCTTAAGGCGCTGGAAGAATATGAAAAGGAGCGACTGATTGTCATATTCAATGATACTGGGTGGGAGCATCCATGTACATACGATTATCTCAATTATCTCGAATCCACGCTTGATATCAAAATACAGCACATCAAGCCCAAGGATTATATCGATCTTCCTGACTTGATCCGAAAGATGAAGCGATTCCCACATCCAAAATTTCGTTTCTGCACGGATGAATTAAAACAAACCCCGTTTCAGAACTGGTTGAAAGAAAATAACCTCTGCGGATGTACAAACTGGGTAGGGGTGCGGAAAGCTGAAAGTATAGCACGCCGCAAAAAATATCTTGAGGTAAAACCAAATATGGAGTACCCTGTCAGGATGTTCTATACATCCTTCACTTACGATTTGAAACAAGTAAGGATGCGGTTTCCTGTTGTCGATATGTCCGTTCAGGAAATATTTGAGTACATCAAATCGAAAAAGATGGATGTAAACAACCTGTATAAAGAAGGGCATAGCCGCGTGGGGTGTTATCCGTGTTTGTTGGGTTCTCCCATAGACTTTATGAAACTTCTTAACGATCCTGTCGGCATCGATAGAATAGACAAACTTATTGCAATCGAAGAAGAAATCGGATGCAAATACGATAACGTTGATTTGAAAAAACTGCGGGACATGATATGAATATCGAGATTAAGAAAATCACAGAACTTAACCCATATCAGAACAATCCTCGGAAGCATACACGGAGCCAGATAGATATGCTCAAGAAAAGTATTAAAGAATTTGGGTTCATAGTTCCTATCCTCGTTGATGAAAATAACATAATCATCACAGGGCACGGAAGGTTGAAAGCGGCTGAAAAACTTGGCATAACTGAAGTTCCGACAATCCAGATTACGCACCTGGATGATGAACAGATACGAGCATTCAGGATAGCAGACAACTATCTTACTGATGAATCAACATGGACTAAGGACATGCTCAAACTCGAAATCCAGACAATAGACCTAACCAATTTCGATTTTCTTAAAGGGTTAAATCTGAACATGGCCGCTACTGAGATCAAACTTGACCACCTCACCGACAAAGACGATGCGGGCGGTGCATATTTCGGGTCAGCGAACAAGATATTTATCCAGATCGGGTCAATCAGTTTTTCAATAGAAAAATCTGAGGAAACAACAAAAGCATTAGAAAAACTGAAAGCAACACAGGATAAGAAAATTATTGGTAAAATCATCATCGAGGCAATAAATGCCCAGACCAATGCCTGAAAACCTGAAAGTGATCCGCACCCCTGAACGCGGTGCTGAATGTGGTCATCTCGCGAAAGGCATACCCAAGCCGGGGCTGTCATTCCACAAACAAAAATACTGTAACAAGCGCTGCATCAGAAAAGACCGCTGCTCATTCATGACGATGAGTCTCACGCTGCCGCCAGATAAGCTGGGGCGGTATCCCTGTTATATCAAGTCCCAGAAGGCGGAAGTACAGGAATTCTTCCAAAACATTTTTGACAAAGGTGAAGAAGGGCTTGTCAATGTCATAATAGAATTATATTCCCTGCTCTGGGTCAAGACAAAGCAGGCACCGGATACAAAAGAACTGGCTGAGGCGATCCGCATAGCGCTTGACATGAAGAAAGGTATCTATGGCGACAAAGATACCGGCGATCAAACCATAATCAACATCATAGTAAGCAACCAGGTAGACGTCTAATGATCAAACAAATCAATCTTAATCTCGCTGATTTCGTGCAGCCATCCTTCCATCGCGCCATCAACAGCAGGGCGCGTGACTTGGTTCTATACGGCGGTGCCGCTGCTGGTAAATCAGAATGCGCAGCCCGCAAGGTAATCGCCAAATCCCTGAAATATCCCGGAGAGCGCACAGTAGTTATCAGGAAATATAGCCCCTCATTGCGCTTGACCTGTTTCACGATGATCTTGAAGATCTTATCAAATTACCAGGTCCCTGCAAAAGTGAACCGGGGCGACATGACTATTACTTTTGCGAACGGCAGCGATATCCTTTTTATCCCTATTGTGAACACGTCCGGAGAACCGGGGGAGCGGATCAAATCCCTTACAGATTTGCACACGGTTTGGTATGAGGAGCCGACCGAGTTAAGTTATGATGAGTTTCAACTTACTCGCCTGCGCCTGCGCGGGGAAGAACTCAAACAGGGATACCGGCAGCGCATCCTGACCTTCAACCCCATCGATAAAAATCACTGGCTGTTCAAATACTACTTCGAGACTGACCGGGGTGACAAACAGAAATATACATATCTCGATAACAAGTATATCGATAGCGAGGCGGTCACGGAGTTGATCAACTTGCGGCACGAAGACCTGATACTGTACAATGTCTATGCCCTGGGCGAATGGGGAACATTAGAAAATCAGATATACACGAATTATGTTATTGAACTGTTTGAGCATCCGCTTGATTATTACGATAATATTGTCTGCGGTGTAGATTTCGGTTTTGAGAATCCATCCACGTTGATAATCATCGGAGTGAAAGAGAAAACAATATATATTATAGATGAGATATATAAACGCAAGCTAATCAATACTGAGTTGATAAAAATGATACAGGGAAAACTTGATTCATACGCTATTAAAAATCCTGAAATGTTTTGTGATACTGCGGAGCCTGCCCGGATTGAAGAAATGAAACGCGCAGGACTGAACGTGCGCGAGGCAAACAAGAACGTCATTGAGGGAATCAATGTAGTCAAGAAGTACAGGCAAATCATCCATCCTCGCTGCGTGGAGTACATTAAAGAAATCGCAGGGTATAAACGGAAAGAGGACAGGAACGGTAATGTCCTGGAAGAGCCGGTTAAGTTCAATGATCACCTCCAGGACAGTTGCCGGTACGCCTGCATGGGATTACAGCGACAGCCCGGCTTCCTTGTCATGCGTGGATTGGGTAAGGTGGAGTTATGAAGATAGTTGTAGATTCTGACTGTCCCCCCGGGCGAATATATTTCGTCCCTCTATCGGACGATTTGAAACAGTTCGTTGTAGTTCCCACCGAAGGAGATAAAAAGAAGTTAGAGGAAACGCCTGAGAAAATAAAAGAGATGTTTATGACGATAAAAAACGTTGGTGGCGGGGGATAAATGGCAAATAGTAAATGGGGCCGCAAAGGCGAATGGCGCTGGAACAATGCCCGGCGCGTATATCCTGACAACATCCCGCTGCCAGGTTCAATGATCAAAGGCAGACGCCGCCCCCTCGGCCGCATGGACATTACCGACCTTGACCCAAATGTGGATTACAGAAAAGTTATGCCGCTTCCGTATGCCTGCGCATGTGGGAACCAGATGTTGTTATACACTGATTTCTGTTCCCGCTGCGGTCGCCCAACTCCCCTGAGGACATGGCTCATCGATCATGGGAGAAGTTAATGACCATCGATGACTGGCGCGCACCGTTCAAACGCCCGAATAAGATCAGCGAGAGCGGCACACCAATCCAGATATCCTGTGAACTATCAGAGGATGAATTTGAATTAATGCAAAAGCTGGCAGCAAACTATGGGATGGTCGCCCTATCTCGTGGATTCCAATGTGATGTTGCGACCATCCATCGAACGCTTCGAAGGGTGGCAAAGAAGATTACAGAACAGGCTCAACCATGACAGAATACTTCAGGGAATTTTCAGATGTGTATTTTCAGGCACTCGCAATAATGAAAGAACGCACAGATACCGGGCTGCCGAATAACGAAGGATTGTTTTTTATCAAAATAGATGAGGTAGGACCATGAAATATGATGAATCATCCGGGATGCGGGGGCTAAAACAAATATGGAAAAGCCTGTGTGCACGGATCAAGGATGAATGGGTGAGAGATTTGTTATTTGAAAAGCACTCAAAACATTTCTTGAATCGCTGCTTCATGGGCTGGCTAAAAAAATGAAAGCAATAAATATATATCAGTATCGCAACCCCTAAAAATAATATGAATCTTGAACTCCGTAAAGCATTTCCATTCATCCGACTTTCAAAACAATCTGCTTCACAGACCCTGCGTCCTATTCGGGAAGGCAGCCCGGACAACATGCTGCCATCCCTGGGGCTTGCATATTTTCTTGAGAATAATGTTTCTGTTTTTGCGGATATCGTTCTCACGCTGAAACAAGAAGTCATCCGACGTGGTCTTGTCTGGAAGCCTCGCTTTGCGATCAAGTGTCTGCTCTGCGGGACAGAGTACACTGAAGAGAAAACACAATGTGACTGCGGCTCAACGCAGCTCAGGAAACCGGATAGAACACAAATCAACAAGTTCAAGAACCCGCGCGGGGAGAGCTTCGTTGATACTGCTAACCTGAATGACCAAAACCTTGAAACCATAAGCGGCGAGATGGTACGGCATTGGATTGTGGGCGATAGCGGTTATGTTCTCTGCATCAAAAATTATGCTTATATTTCGAATGGGATCGAAGAACAACTAGTAGCAACCCCGGTTGAATTTCTCACATTGGACCCACGGGAGATCATTCCTATCAGACAGAAAAACGGATTACTTGGCGGGAAGGTATGGGTATGTGCGATACATCGGGGAGAGTATGCAGAACATCCCGGCATCTGCAAGGTCTGCGGTCATGAGATGCATGAAGTTCTTTACAAAACAGCTGGCGCAGGTTTTTACGACAATCGCGGTGTGATCAGCAGCCAGGGAAAAACCAATTATTATATTAAAGATGAAATATTCAATACATCAATATATTATCCATCAATCTCAGGCGGCTATCCCCCGATCCTGCGGATGTTGTATGATGCGTATGCCTACCACTACATGGAATTGCGGACATACAATTACCACAAAAAAGGCAGACCTCCCGGATTCCTTGCCTTCCCGACATCGAATCTGGACTCATTGAATACGCAATGGAACGCACTGTTGGCGCAGGCTCAAGAAGATCCGGATAATGTCCAGGCTTTGGGATTTGATCCGGGTAATGGAAAAGGTGTGGCGACATTCGTAAAATTGATGAGCGACCCGGGCGCCGAGATGCTCGAGGTCAAGAAAGATTTGCGTGAGCGCATGGGTAGCATGTTCGGCGTAAGTATGATATTCCAGGCTGATACCTCTGCATCCGGAGGCCTGAACAACGAAGGACTCCAGATCACCGTAACGAATCGCAGCGTTGAATTTCTGCAAAACCCCTTCAATGGCAGGGAACAGAACAATTACAAAGGCGGCCTGTATTACTGGATGGTCTCGCAATGCGGGATAACCGATTTTGTACTCCATTTGCTGCCGTCAGAGGAGCAGGACGAGATGGCGGAAAAGGTCAGATTCAATCAGGACGCACAAAATGCCAAACTTATGCTGGATATGGGCTATGATGTTAAGTTCGAGAATAACAAGTTCACTTTTTCGGGAGTAGCGAAAAAAGCAGAACCTGCGGGAATGTTCGGGGGTATGCCGGCGCCCGGGCCAGCACAGATCGAAGCTCCACGAGCGTCAGGCGAACCAGATACAGCTGCTATAGCCGCTGTGGGGAAGTCTGATATAAAAAAAGAAGAACCGGATGAACTCGATGAGTACGTCGGCGACCAGCTCATAAAAGATTTTGCTGCGGATGCTATCAAAGCAATCCGGCAGGGCGCCCTGTACTCATTCTATGCTGATGTCAGTCCTGATCTAATCCCTGGGATTCATGAAATTATCAAAGATGCTTTCATATCGCACCGCATGAGCCTAAAAGAAATGATCGAAAAGATGCAGGCACTCGGACTGGATTACGAAAAAGCCAGGATGATCGCACGCACGGAATCAACAGGTGTGGCAATGAAAGCGCGGGAAGTTGGGTGGCGAAGGATGGAAGATGCACGCGGTGAGCAATTCAAATATAAGGCTGTCATCACGAATGACCACAGAACAGCTCCAATATCAAAACGGATAAAAGCCGCGGTGGATAGAGAAGGCGGCGCAGTATCTCTGGACAGGCTCAAGCAGATATACAAAACCGAATCGCAGAAGCCATACATCAAGGGCGATCCAGAAAACTCAGGAATGGGTGGCACATGGTCTGGATGGGAGAACTGGATAGGTCATCCATATGAGCGCGATTCTATTGTGCGGGTTGTCTAACATTATTTAAGTATCGCAACCCCTTTTTCTTGCATGGTAACAGAATGTTCATGTAATATGCGAATCCTGAAAGCTGATGGCAGGTTCATCATATACGGTCCTGCTTCGGTGGAGGTCAGAGACAGAGAAGGCGACAAGATCCGTGCGGCAGCCCTGCAGGTAGCACTTCCGCAGCTCCTCAAGCGCGGCAGATTCAGCAGGAATCATGAGGATATCCTTGTTGGCGAGATCCTCCCCTCCTTCGAAAGCGAAGGCAAGATGTACAAAACCGGAGTGATCGATGACAAACTCATGGTCGTTGGGGAAATCTGGGGAGACACTCGAGCTGGCAGGGAAACACAGCAAGGAATCATAGATAAGAAATTACGTTCTTATTCGATATCGGGAGAGGCTCTTGATGTTCAAAAGGTATGCGATACTTCAGGATGCTACCGGGACATCTCGAAACTTGACCTGCATGCCGTCACTATCTGCGAGAATGGTATGAATCAGGCAGCACATTTTTCAGTAATCCAAAAAGAAGAACTGATAGAATATAATTATATCAGTATCGCAACCCCTAAAAATAATGTAAATGAAGTAGCCTCCGTAAAAAAATCGGAGGAGGTACTAACGAATATGACGGAAACCAAAATCACGCCTCCTGCGGCGGAGGCAAAGAAACAAGATGAAGCTGAACCACCTGAAGCGAACGTGGGCGGCGGTACAGATGGCGGAATAGGCGCAAAACTGGACAAGGTAATTGAGATGCTCGGTCAGATGATGGGTGGCATGGGAAAAGCGGCAGCCCCTCCAGCACCTGCGGAAGTTGCAAAAGCTCCTGCGGAAATTGCTCCGGCTCCTGCAGCGATCACAAAAGCTGACCTTGAGAAGTTGTTTGACGAGAAGTTCAAGGTACTGGCATCAGGTCAGACGCCGAGACCGATCATGAAAGAACAACTTGCAGGCGATATCAACAGCCCAATGTCAGCGATCATAAGAGACCCATCCATGCTCGATAAGATGAGCTTCCAGGAACTTTCTGAATTGACGGGGAGGTCATGAACATGGCTATTGATAATGAAACACTAAAGAAACTCATTGGAGAATCAAACGTTCACCGCAGACTTGCGAAAGCATGGCGGGGCGGGCATATCAAAACGATGGCGGACCTTGAACTTGCTACCTATGGATTTGTCCTGAGTGACAGCAGGCTGGCGAAGGATGCGGCTGTATCAGTCGATACGACTGGATTCACAAATAATATTTATGGGGCGAAACTGCACCGGGCGATCACGACCGGGTATAATGCGCTCGGAGCGGTCGGTTTCAAACCCTGGGATCTCAATGGATACAGAACAGTCACTGCAGCCGCAGCGACCACAACTTCGGGAATAGCACTTGGCGCAGCAATACCTGCGACAATAAAACCCACGGCGGCAGCAATTGATATTACTCCAGCCCTGAATGCGGCATCTTTCGAAATGGACTCAACTGCTTTGAAAGTCAATCCGAAGAACGATGGTGTTTCATGGGAAGAGTGGGCCGGATACATGGCGGACGAGTTCAAAAACCGGCTCAACCGTATGTTCATGCAGGATACTGACACCGTAATAACATATGGCTTGCAGTCCCTCGACAGGATCATCGCTTCTTATGCTGAAATCGCATACGGAAAGATTGACGATACGGCAGTGTATGATGCGAACGATCTGGATATCTATAGCAAAGACAGGGACGCAGCGGCATCAGTCTATGATGCATATGTGAACGGTCTGGCTTTCGGTTCAGGCGATCACACTTTTGAACTCCCATACCTTGACGCAGTGTTCACAAATTGCCGTCCGTACTGGGAAAACAGGATGTACTCAAACAAAGTCATCATTACCGGTGACGATACTGCAATGAGGATCTCCCAGCTCCACAAAGCAGAGGAGCGGGTCAACATTCCCATGAAGCGGGTGCAGTTCGGCGTCAACGGCGTCCAGTCAGTCAGCGGCGTAGATGTCGGTGTTGAAGTGGCAGCCTATAATGGCGTCCCGATCATCCCGGATGAGCACTGTGTACAGGATACCCTGAGCAGGATATACCTCGCCGATCTCGATAACCTGCACATTGGGACGCTCACCCCGCCGACATTGCTCGTAAGCGATGATTTCCAGGCTCTCGACAAATTCAGTCAGGAAGGGGTCTGGTACATGGAAGGTCAGGTAGTCTGTACCAAATTCCCAGGACAGGGCAAGGTCAGGGACATCAAGTAAGGTGGATCTTATGTCCACCTATCTTTTTTTGGAGGAAACGAAACCATGAAAGTAGTTTATACTGGAGGTAGTTCTCTGGCATACCGCAGCGCACCGTCCAGAACCCCTTATGTCTTTTTCCCTGGAGTTCCGCAGGCAGTGAAACCGGAAGATGAGCAGTTTTTCAGGAACAAATCAGCTAACCCGGCAAACCCCTGGAAGATAGAGGGAATAGTCGAAGCGGCCACGAAAACGGCAGCGGATGCCGTAGTTGATGTTGTTGAAAAAGTAACAGGGAAACTGGCAGGAAAAGGAAAAAAGAGAGGAGCATATAAAGGAGATGATGAATAATGGCATTCACAAGTACAATAGCGGGAAGAACCGTAGCAGGAAATAAGCGCATGCACTGGGGCGCATGGGACGGCACAGGCGTAACCGGTGGAGATATTGATACCGGTCTGATAATAGCTGAAAGCGTAATGCTTACACACCTCGGTTCAGCAGTCGAAGCGGCAGTCGCCGTAGTCAACGAAACTCTCCCCATAGCAGGCAATGCGATCACGATAGTCTGCACATCAGGCGATGCAGGATACTGGATGGCAATAGGACATTGAGGCATCAATGGCATATTTAGGATATCCCGAAAAGGCATATGATGATACAGGCGAAAGCATAGCGGCGAGCGGAACGTACAAATCCGGAATAATCACGCTTCCGCATTTCAAGAATGAATTCAAGGTTTTTGCAGAAGTTACTTATCATGCTGCCGCAACCCTCGGATGCAGGGTGGACATTATCCCTATTCAACCAGATGGGAGTACTGAATGCACTGACGCTTTCGTGACTGCGCTCGCCCCTTCATTTGTTGCAGCAGGAACTAAAAGCAAACTCGGCGCACCTGTGGACGCATTCGCCATGGTAAAATTCAAGCTCGCTGTTGTGAATCTGGATACAGCGCAAGCATTGACACTGAAAAAGCTTTACATTTATTGAGGTCGAAACATGAAAATACCCGTCTCGCTTCCTTATCCTGATGAGTTCGAAGTCGGAAAACTCACCCTTTCTAATTTGAGAGGTGCGGTCAATGTACAGACGCTGTCAGGCAACAAAACCCTTACTGTTTCCGATTATGTTCTTCAATGGCTTGATCCTGGCGGAGCAGATAGAGATGTAGTACTCCCAGCAGAAGCCAGCTCAACAAACCTGCTGTTTATCATTTTGAATACTGCTGACGGTGCAGGTGAAGATTTGGTCGTTAAGAATGCGGCAGCGGCTACTAAAGCTACTCTGGGGCCTGGGATGAGTGGTATCTTTTCGTGTGATGGGACTAACTGGAAGTGGGAGAATGCAACAGATTTTAAGACAGATGTAATTGCACATCAGACGATATTACCGCTATCTAATACCCCTGCTACCCCTGCTTTGGCTTTTGGTGATGGTGATAGTGGGTTTTATGAGAGTGCTGATGATGATTTATATTGTTCAATAGCTGGAGTTGCTC